GGTGGTATATATTTTACACAACAAACCGCTAACACATTGAGATTACAATTATATAGTGCATCTGGTGTTAGTAGTGTATATGATAGTTCGGATATATCGGCTGATTTAAATGATTGGATGTTAGTCACAATTAAATGTACATTGAAGCAAATTAACGGTGCTGGTAGTGAGCAAATATTTTATGTGAATGGTAAACCACAACATCAGTTTGTATCTAGTAACTGGTCTACGCCAGAAGCTACACAGGCATGGAGTGCAACATCACAGGGTATTGCAGCTGGTATGGATTCGATATCATCACCTAATGCAAACGGAATGTATTTTGCTTC